TTTAACTTCACCTTCGGTATATTCAGATTTTCCTTTATTTTCATTTACTTTACCTTTAGATAAATCTTTTGTTTTATCTTGTAATATGTTTGATTTTATTATAAATTTAAGTATCTTTTTTAGTTTAGTAAAATCTTTAGCATCAACTGGTTCTTTATCATAACCCATTTTTTTTATAAAATCTTTTAAAAAATCTAAATCGGATTGATCTAAACCATGACCTTCATTTACTGAGTAATCCATATAATTAACTAATCCTGAAGGTAGTTTCATTTTTTGTTTAGAAGCTAATTTACTGGCTTTAGGAGCTTTAGCTAATTTTTTTCTGCTTATAGGTAATTTTTTATTTTCATCAATTTCATAATCACCATCTTCTTCAAGTTCATCAACAATTTTACCTAATGTGATATCATATCTGTTTCCTGAATAGGCTACATTAAATACTCCATATGCATCTGCTCTTGATAATTCATTTGGAAAATTAACTCTAATTATATCTCTAGCTTCAGCTGCTTTATCCTCTAATTGATTAATTATATATTTAAGTTCTTGAATAGCATCTTGTTTATCTTCAACTAAAGTATATCCTATTTCCTTATTATCTTCATCATCTGCTTTTTTTGCTGATTTTCTACTAAATGCGTATGGTGTTAAATAAGAACCAGCCGCACCACTCATTGAAACTTCTTTTTTAAGTTTAAATTGTTTAATTAAATCTCTTAAAGGTCCGGTAATTTTTGCTATTTGTTCTTTTTCTTCATCATCCATATCCGCAAAAGAAGTTGGATCTGGGATTTTAATTGCTTCTCCTAATCTAACAATTCTTTTATATTGATCTGGGTATTCATTTCTTAGGTGAGTTCTTACTGAATTTCTTAATTTTCTTACTTGGTCGTAAAAGTCTCGAAATTTTTTATCATCTTTTGTTTTTATATAAACTCTTTTAGCAACATCAACTAAATCATCTAATTCATCATATAACATGTCAAAACCTGGTAGGTTTTTAAGATCCCACGATATCGCACCTGTTTGTGGGTTGATATTAGTAATGGTTGTTTGATGAGTACCGTCATCGCTAATTGTAACTTGACCTACTTCAAATCCAGTTTTAGGTTTGTTTAATTGTTTTTCTGCATCTTTAGCTGACGCAGTTTTAGACATTTCGTTAAGTTTATACTTGTACTTTGCCATTTGCTACTTGGATTTCTTTTACTAATTCGTAATATTGTAACAAATCAACTAAATTATCGTTATCGATTTTATCAGTCTTATTTAATTCAGTTAATAATTTAGCTACCTCCTGAATTTTTATTTTTGTAGCTTTATCTTTAATATTTTTAGATTGTTCAGATAATATATTTTTAAGTATATTTACTTTTTCATTGTAGAAATTTCTTAATGAAGGTGTTGAATCAACAGAATAGATAAATTCTTTAAGTATTTCTTTTTGTTCTATACTTAAATTATCGTATTTATCATTAAATTTTTCTAATAATACTCTATAAGTTATTTGTCTTAAATCTTTATCATACCCCGAAAATTCTTCTAATAGTTTATCTTTAGGCTTAATTATTTCTTGTTTAGTTAAATATTCTAATAAAGTTACTTTATTATTATTGATTTGATCAATATCAGTAATTTCTTTACTATTATAACTTTCAATTAAAGTATAAATTGATGCTATTTCTTTATAATTTTTAATTTTGGAACCAAAGAAAGATTCTAAATTATAATGTTTTTTAATTTCATTAATTAAATTATACTTTTGTCTTTTCAATGAAGTTCTATTAAACTTTCTTGAACTTTCAAGTATCGTTGAAATTAGTGAATTTGCTTTACCCTCCGATATAACTTTGGATTTTAGTATTGACTCATATAACTTGTATTCTCTACCTAATGAGGTTTTAACAAAGTAGTTTTTTAGTAAATTAATTGCGGGAGAATCACTTCCTTTTAAAGTATCAGCGGTTATTTGCCTAACTAGTAGTTCGAATAAAATACCAGTGTTTTTATACTTAGAATGTTTTATTTTCATTAAAAATATATTTATTTATAAATATGTATAAATTAGTTACTCTTTAATTGAGATTCATCTAATAATGTAGAATCATCTTTATCTTCTTCGAAGATCAATTTTTTCTGTGGTAAATCTTTAAAAATATGTTTGTTTTTTAAATAAGTAACTTGAGCACTCTCAAATTCTGATAAAGGTCTACTACCTTCATTTTTATCCTTATCTTTCATACGTTTTACACCTAAAGGATCTTTACCGAAATTATTTTCTTGTTTACCTCTACTAGTAACACTATCAACTGGTCTACCAGCACCATCAGAATCGAATTTTTCTGGATCAGGTACATTACTTGGGTCTGAATACATTCTTCCTTTACCATATAAATCAGCTAAATCATGTGGAGTACCATAAGATTTACCAGAAGAAACGGGATCATTACCTTCTGCTTCAATTTGTGATAATCTAAATTTACGTTTAGCATCTTCTCTAGCTAAATCTCTATATTCATCATATTGGTCTTCACTAAAGTGATAGATATTATGATAAATCCAATCAGATGGAACTAAACCTTGTTCTAATAATTGTCCTGCTAATTCAGCTTTGGATTTCATTAGTTCAATTCTTTCTTGGTCATATATAATTGATGGAGTAGTCATTGACAACTCAAAATTAGTCATATTGTCCGCTGTATAACCTTGGGTGTATAAATGGACTAATGCTATTTTATTTAATTCAGATAAAACTATTCTTTGTATTCTATCAATTGTACGAGCAAATCTAATATCCTCGGCAGCTAATGTAGCTTTTCCTTCTATATTTTCATCATAACCCAAAAATGCTTTTGGAATTTTTAGAGCTGCAAATAATTTATCTCTTAAATATTCTACATCTTGTATACCATCATATGATAAACCTGGTGTAGTATCAATTTTAGTTGCGTTATCATTACCTCTAACTGGTATATAAAAATCTTCTAACATATTCTGCATGTTAAATTTAAGATTATATTCACCTGTTTTTTCATCCATAAACGGAGTACGTTTCATACTAGATATGGTTTTTTGCATAAATGTTTCTACTTCATTAGGTGGTATTGCACCTACATTAACGTAAAATATTCTTTTTTCTGGTGCACGAGCAATTCTATGAATCAACATCGCATCTTCCATTAAAGTATATTGTTTAAATAATTTTCTAGCGGGTTCAATATAAGCTCTACCATATGGAAGATAATTTACATCTGTAACCATTCTAAAATGGGCCATTTCGTAATTATCATAAGTAATACCTGTATTATCGTTATCGACTTGGTTAGGTAAATTATAATAACCATAAGAGCTACCAGCAAATCCTTCTGGATTCCATCTATATTTTACTTCTGATGGGTTATCTGGGTTTTGTCCTTCAATTCTTTCTATATGATATGCTGTGTAAGGTATAATGTTGTAAACTCCAAACTTCTCTGCTATTTCTAATTTTAGGAAAAAGTCTCCGTATTTACACATTTGACGGATCCACATCCAAAGGTTAAATTCTACATTTAATACGTCATAAAATAAATTATATAATATTTTTTGTATATCTTCATTTGAAGAACGAATGGATAATACTTCACCCATATCACTTTTAAGAGTAGACTCATCCGATATAATATCTAGAGCTGATGCTATAATAGCATCTTGGTCCATAATATCATATTCAGAATATAAAGTTGTTCTTAAATATTGATAATTTAAATTGAATTGAGCACCATATAATGAAGAAGGTTGAGTAGTATAAATCCTGTTAAATCTATCTACTAGTGCATTAGTTTCATACTTACCACTACTTTGTATATGATCAGTATCTATTGTTTTAATTTGATTACCACCAACATTACGAATAATAACATCGGTTGAAAATAATCTTTTTAATCTTGAAAATACGCTTGTATCTGCCATTTAATATATAGTTATTGTTATAAATATTACCTTAAGAGCCATCCAATGTCTTCTATGCCCTTATCTGTTTTAATATGATAAGGATTATCAACACCTTTTGAGAACCCATAGCCACCTTGGTATGGAGTTCGATTAACACCCATATTATTTAAGGTTTGTTTTGTTATGTCTATTCCTCTTTGTCTAAATTTTAATGCGGTATCCCTAATATACATAGCAATACCAAATGCCATTACCAAATCATCATTGTATCCTGATTGGGCTTCTGGTCTTCCATTTCTCCAAATAAACGTTTTCATTTCTTCTATTAATCTTTTAGATTGAATAGTTACTCCTCTATCACTAATATATTCTTGGAATTTACCTATAACCATAGGTCTAGTTCTAGAAGACATAGTAAAACCAGCAACCATTCTCGAATGATCTTGATATTTGTCAAAATATGAATTTACGTTTGGTTGATCACTTTTAGGTGAATAATATAAATTTTGATAATTTCTATCAATGGCAACTTGTATAGTTGCCCAACCAACATTAGCATTTTCTATAATTAACATAGCTTCATTATATTCTGAAGCGATGCCAACTAATAAATGCCCATAATCTTTTGTATTAATTTGTCCTTTATATTCAGCTACTTGGACATTATTTTCTACATCAATAATATGAAACGCAGAATAATCTTTTCCATCTCCTCTAGAAACATCAGCAACAACAATATAAGATCTTGTATAATCTGGTGTTTCCCAAACCCATAAATTTTTATCTGTACCTCTTCTTTCTATTGGATCTTTAATGAAAGATTTTTCATAATATTCCATATATTCAGAATAAAAAACTATATCCCCAGAGGTACTAAAATCACAATCACATTCTTGTGCCGCCATTCTAGGATCACCTAATAATTCATCTTGTCTTTTTCTCCATGTTTCATCTCTTTCGGGATGTACATACCAAGGTAATTTAATAGGTAAAAATTCATTTTCTGCTGCTTCTGCTCTTGTCCATGTTTGATGAAACCAATTACCAGTACCATAAGGGGTACTTAAAGCAATACAACCACCACCAGTAGCAAGTGTTTGTTGGGCTGATGCCCAAATTTCTCCAATATTATCAATAAAGGCCGCCTCATCAATTAATAGCAAAGATACTGCTTCTGATCTACCAGCATCACTACTCGCGGATGTTGCTTTAATTTGGGAACCATTAGCTAATCGTAGGTTTAATTTATTATTTTCGGCTGCATTTATTTTAAGCCAAGAAGGTAAGTTTTCATACATAAATTTTACCTTTGTAACCATATTTTTAGCTGTTTCTTGTTTTGTAGCTATACAAAGTATGTTTTTATCTTTATGAAATGTCATTAACCATAATGAATGGCCAGCAGATAATGTTGAAATACCTAACTGCCTAGATTTTAAAATAATTGAATAAGGATTATCTCTCCATAATGTTAATACTTTTTGTTGGAAAGGAAATAAATTAAATTGTATGCGTC